AGAGTAACCTACGTAAAATCATTAGAGTAACCTACGTAAAATCATTAGAGTAACCTACGTAAAATCATTAGGCACGATATACCTTATAATATATAGGGCTAAATGCGAATGATTCTCATTTACACTTGGTTGTTGCAGAAATGACACACAAGCATCGGTGAGTGTGCACTAACACGAGCTAAGTGATTGATTATATAGGCTTTCAACGATCTCCCTTCGCCCCTCACTACCCTACCCGAAACCGCCCCAAACGCTCTGACGGGCCTCTACGAGCCTCTCAGGACTATGTGCAAAAATGAGACAGTGTGTTGTTTTTATACCACTGTTGTAATAATGAGACACCCTGTTGTTTCTTTGCAACACTGCATCGGCTCCCCTGTTATGTGGTGCCCGACACCCTCTCACACCTACCAAATGAGAATGATTCTCGTTAAGCTATGTAAATGATAATGATTCTCAATTGCATTTACCTGTGTAGATGCGTATAAAATTGCACAGGTACCAGATTATACACGCTTGTGCACGCACGGGGGGTGGGTTGTGGCATAGGGTTTGTATTTATAGTACCCTAACAGATACAAAAAAAAGGTAAATAACTGCAATATACTGCATAAATTAATAAAAAATAATAGAAGAAATGTACATTTAGAATCAATAAGTTAAGTATTGATCTGGATAGTGTACATTTAGAACTAAATAGTAAGTGTTCCCTACAAAAAGTCTCTGGGTAATACCATAACTTATGTAAATAATACTTGACAAATGTCTTAAAGTATGCTATAATACGTCTCTACTATGTAGACTAAGAGCCAAACTATAATTATAATTATTATCCTCCGTCTTAAACTACATAGTATTACTAAATAACTAAGGATAAACTATTGTCCCTTAAAGAAAAAGAAACAAATGTAAAAAGAAAGAGGGGTCGTCCACGTAAAACAGACATTGAAGCTAAGAAAAAGCGAGGTGTTGTTGGTAGACCACCAGGCGAAGCAGCTAGAATAAAAGAATTCTATGCTCGTTTGCTAACAACCAGTGGTGAAACAGTGATAAATACTGTTTTAAAGAAAGCACTGGACGATGATGATAAAGATCAGATAGCTTGTCTTAAGATGTGTATGGACAGAATGTTACCAGTCTCATACTTTGAAAAGGACAAGGATGCTAGAAGAGGTAATGTATCTATTCAGATTTCAATGGTTGGGGATGCGAAGGCAATCGTTGACCAGACAGAGGAAGAGGAACAAGATTATCAAGATGTTGAATACGAGACTATAGATGTCCGATCTGAAGATTAAACTTCTGCCCTGGCAACAGGAGGTTTGGACTGACGAGGCTAGGTTCAAGGTCATAGCAGCAGGTAGACGTACAGGAAAGAGTAGGCTGGCAGCGTGGAGACTTATAGTTTCTGCACTCGAAGCCAAGAAGGGACACGTGTGGTATGTAGCCCCTACGCAGCAACAAGCTAGGGACATTATGTGGCAACAGTTGCTGGAGTTAGCTCATCCAGTTATAACTAATAGTCATGTAAACAACATGCAGATCACACTGGTTAATGGATCTGTCATATCGTTAAAAGGTGCTGACAGACCTGAGACGATGCGAGGTGTAGCCTTAAAGTTTGTTGTACTAGATGAGTATGCAGATATTAAGCCTACAGTGTTTGAGCAGATTCTCAGACCAGCACTAGCTGACTTAAAAGGTCAGGCTGTATTTATAGGTACACCGAAGGGACGTAATCACTTCTATGATATCTATAAGCTAGGTCAGAGTAAAAGACCAGAAGCAAAGGATTGGAAGAGTTGGCACTTTACTTCTTTTGATAATCCATTGTTAGATAAGGAAGAGATTGAAGTAGCTAAGAACACCATGTCTACGTTTGCGTTTAGGCAGGAGTTCATGGCTAGTTTTGAAGCACCACAGTCAGATATCTTTAAAGAAGATTGGGTATTAATAAAGGATAAAGAGGAAGAACCTGAGCATGGAACTTACTATATGGGGGTTGACCTTGCAGGTTTTGAAAACGTATCTGCTCAGGCAAGTAATAAAAAGAAGTATCTAGACCAGACAGCTATAGCCATTGTCAAGGTAGGTGATGACAATAAATGGTGGGTTGATAAGGTTGACGCAGGAAGGTGGGATATAAAAGAGGTATGCGAGAGAATCCTAAAGCATGTCCAATTATACGACATACAAGTAATTGGAATAGAAAAAGGTTCTTTGATGCGAGCGTTGCTTCCGTATCTAACAGAGATGATGTTAAAAAGAAATGTGTATCCGAGGATAGAAGAGATACGACTAGGCAACAAGAGTAAAGTAGATAGAGTTGTTGGTGCATTACAAGGTAGGTTTGAACACAAGCAGATAGAGTTATGTGATGGTGATTGGACACCAGCATTTAAAGATGAATTACTTAACTTCCCTACTACTGGTGTACACGATGACATGGTTGATTCACTAAGTTTGATAGCACATATAGCTAACGCAGCAGTGTACTTTGATGACTACGAAGATGATTACGAACCCTTAGACATTATATCAGGATATTAATATGGCTGAATTAAATAAATTAGATAAAGCCTTTGAACATTTAAAAAATGTTACAGTTAAAGATGAAATATATGATGAAGTAAAATACAGATTTCTTAATAAATTTGAAAATGATTTATCATATACTACGGATCAGATGGCTGATGATATATTATCTATTCAACCTTTAGATATACAAACATATTTAGAAGATGTTAATCATGGTTTATTTGCAGCAGCTAGGGACAATGATTTATATTTTAATGTTCCTTTTGGTGTTTATCCTGGTATATCTGATTATACTTCAGGTTTTACAATGAGGATGCATCCAGGAGAAACAATACCTTATTTTATGGTAAGCCCAGAAACCGATCCTAGTGCTTCTTCAACTTTACTACATGAAATAGAACATGGTGTTTTAAATAAAAATAGACCAGATATTGAATACATGGATGAACCTCAAACTTTTGTATTTGAAGAAGCTGGTGGTAACGCAGAAAAGTTTAGAGAAGGTTTTGAATTAGTAGCTCCTTATTTAGAACAAAAATATGGTTTTGTATTACAACCATCATTAAGTGAAAACCTTACAGAATTATCTGCAGTAGAACAAATAGCTGGTGTAGATTTTACTGATGATCCTTTTTTAAAAAAGAATTTATTTAAAAATCACAGTGACCGTGTAGCTTATAGGTCTACTAGCGGATTAAGAAAGACAAGACTAGATGCTAAAGATTTAGAACAATACAAGCCAGTACCTGAAGGAGACTATACAATATGGCAAAGAATAAAAGAAGCTGTAACTCCTAGTACTTATAAACTACCTAAGCAACCAACAGCAGGTATTGGAGAACCTATACTTGTTGATATGGATGATCCTTTATACAATAATCCTTTATTACAAGACCCTTTTAATTAGGAAGAAATATGGCTGAACAATACAACGAAGAATTACAATCAGTAGAAGAGTACGAAGTTACTGAGAGTGATAAGGAGCTAGTATCATTCGTAGTTGACCACTGTGATAAGTGGAGAGACTGGAGAGATACTAATTATGAAACTAAATGGGATGAATATGAAAGGATTTATTATGGTATCTGGGCTTCTGAAGACCGTACTAGGGATAGTGAGCGTAGCAAAATCATTAGTCCTGCAACTCGTCAAGCTGTTGATAACAGGGTTGCAGAAACTATGGAAGGCTTTGCAGGATCTGGTAAACTCTTTGAAATAATAGATGATCTAGGAGATCAAGAGCGTACTGATGTAGAAGTAATGCAAGCACTTCTAATGGAGGATACGCACAATAATGCATATATTAATAACGTTAGTTCTATTGTAAAACTAGCAGAAATATATGGTACGGGTGTAGGCGAAGTTCTTGTTAAGACAGAAGTAGAACGAATACCTACAACACAGCAGATACCAGGACAACAATCTGCTGCTGTTGGTGTAACTGAACAAGAAAAAGTAACAGTTAAAATTAAACCAGTACATCCACGTAACTTGCTTATTGATCCTAATGCTGACTCTATTGAGGATTCATTAGGTGTAGCAGTAGAAGAGTACGTTAGTTTATATCAAGTAGTAAAAGGTATTGAGTCTGGTATTTATAGACAAGTACAAATTGAACCTCATTATGAAGGCGATGACTTAGACGTAACTAAAACAGAGTCTACTACTTATCAAGACGATAAGGTTAAAATTCTTAGATACTATGGTCTTGTACCTAGAGAATACTTAGAGCAATTAGAAAACGAAGGGGATGAAGTTGTAGATTTGTTCCCAGAAGATTCTGCTGCAGATAACGTTAGTGATCTTGTTGAAGCAATCTTGGTTATTGCTAACGACAATACGCTACTAAAAGCAGAACGTAGTCCGTACATGATGGAAGATAGACCTATCATTGCATATAGGCCTGAGGTTCGTCCTGGACGCTTCTACGGGGTTGGAACAGTAGAGAAGGCATACAATATGCAGAAAGCTATTGATGCCCAGCTACGGTCTCACATGGACTCTCTGGCACTAACTACTGCACCTATGATGGGTATTGATGCTACAAGATTACCAAGAGGTATGAAGTTTGAAGTCAGACCTGGTAAAAACATCCTGACTAATGGAAATCCTGCTGAGATCCTGCAACCGTTCAAGTTTGGGTCAACTGATGCCTCAAACTATGAAACAGCAAAAGGATTTGAGGCGATGCTGCTACAAGCTACAGGCACACTAGACTCGTCAGAGTTGGTCAAGAGTGCAGCATCTAATGCAGGACAGAACAACGGTATGGGTATGTCATTAGCCATGTCAGCCATTGTTAAGAAGAATAAAGTAGCGATGGCATCGTTTCAGGATGACTTCATTATCCCGATGGTGAAGAAGGTTGCGTATCGTTATATGCAGTTTGATCCTGATCGTTACCCAATGCAAGACTTTAAGTTTACTACTTTGTCAAGTATTGGTGCTATTGCAAGAGAATACGAACAACAACAGTTAATTGGTTTGATGCAAACGCTTGGACCTAACTCACCGATTGTACCTATTTTGCTAAGAAGTATTATTGGTACATCAGGGTTAATGAATAAAGAACAGTTAATGGCACAGTTAGATCAGATGTCACAACCTGATCCACAAATGCAAGAAATGCAGAATCAACAAGCACAATTACAAATGGCTCTTGTACAAGCTCAAGCAAATGAACTTAATGCTAGGGCTAGTGAGTCTGCTGCTGATGCACAGGAAGCACAGGCTAGAGCACAGAAGCTGTTAGTAGAAGCATCTTTGCTTGATGATAAAGTTAAAGCTGATCTTGTTAGAAGTTTGTCTGCTAACATTAATGCTCGTGATAAAAATGAATTTGAAAAACGTGTTAAAACTGCTGAGATGATTCTTAAAGAACGTCAAATTGATTCTGATGAACGTATTGTTCAACAGCAAATGAGAGAAAATAATGCTTGACAAACAAGTTATTTTGTGGTATAATGCATCTAATTGTAAATGATAATCATTCTCATTTATGCACTACAGTAACTTAATAGAGGACTCCATATTGGATAAAGACCTTCAAGAGTATTACGAAGCAAGATTTGACATGATGGCTACTAAGGGATGGATAGACTTACTAGCTGATATTGAAAAGATAATAGAAGAAAGAAACAACTTACTAGCAACTAAAAGCATAGAGGAGTTGAACTTTCGTAAGGGACAGTTAGATGTTCTACATTGGATAAGAACTCTCAAACAACTTTCTGAAGAAGCCTGGGAGCAATTAGAAAATGAGCAAAAGAATATTTGAATTTAGATGTGGTGAAGGTCACACCACAGAAAAGTATATTGACGAGGAGGTAACCACCATTGAGTGTCCTACTTGTCAGTGTGTGTCACTTCGTATTATATCTAAACCACGTATTGCATTAGAAGGAGTGTCGGGAGACTTTCCAACTGCTGCAGATGCGTGGGCTAGAAAACACGAAGAGGCAACAAGAATCGCCAACAAGCGCAGAGAGGGTTAGCGTCTGGTGATATTTTTCATTTCCTAGAATCACAAACGTGACAGGAGTTATATATGGCTACATTTGAAGATCCGATTCAAGAAGAAGAAATTGAGCAAGTTGAAGAAGAGGTAGTAGAAGAACAACAGGAACCTCAAGAAGAGACAACTCCTGAACCTGAATTACCTGGAAAGTATCAAGGCAAATCTATTGCAGATATTGTTAAGATGCACCAAGAAGCTGAAAAGTTAATTGGCAAACAAGCTCAAGAAGTTGGCGAAGTTAGGAAATTAGCTGACGAATTGTTGAAACGGGAACTCTCTCAAAAACAAGCTGAACAAACCCCTCAAGAAAAAGAGATTGACTTAAACGAAAAATATTTAGAAGATCCTGTAGGTGCAGTTAATTCTGCTATAGATAGTCACCCTGCTATTAAAGAGGCACAGCAACAAGCTATGTCTTATAAACAACAGCAGGTTACTCAGCGTTTAAATCAAGAGTTTTCTAACTTTAATGAAGTAATTGAAGATCCTAAGTTTTACGAATGGATTAATGCTTCTCCAATAAGAACAAGACTTTTTACGGAAGCTCATACTCAATATGATTATGATTCTGCTAAAGAGTTACTTTCAACTTGGAATACATTAAACCCAAGTAAACCGCAACAGGATACTGAATTAGTTACTGAAGCAAAGATAGAAACACAAAAAGGTTTAAAAGCTGCTGCAGTAGATACTGGTTCGCCTGCTCCATCTTCAAGAAAAATTTATCGTAGGTCTGATCTTATTAATTTACGTGTTCGTGATCCCGCACGTTATGAAGCTATGGCAGATGAAATCATGGCTGCCTATGCGGAGCAACGTGTCAAATAATTGAAAGGAAATAAAAAATGGCACTAGGTACTAACCATGTGACCAAGACTACTGCGGATAAATTTATCCCAGAGATTTGGTCCGACGAAATCATCGCAGCATATAAGGCTAATCTTGTTGCTGCAAACT